AACAAGCGAAGAAGAAGTCTGATCATCGTTGTTCTTCCCACATTGCATCTCTGCGTATTCTTGTAGCCTCTAAATCCTTTCTAACTCTTATATATATTTCTCCATCTTCTATTTTAAATTCAGTTCTATGCATTAATCCACAATCACAACATCCCCATAATCCAGGTTTATCACCATCTTTCATAATAGTAAACCACTCTCCATCTTGTATCTCAATTGGATTTTTAGCGGTAGCATCTGGAAACTTTTTAACATCAAAACTCATGCTACCCTTCTCCTCGCGAAGCGGCTTCGACGACTCATAGGAATACAATCATTCATAGTCAATCTATCTTGCTTTTCGATAGCTTCCATGCGACGATACATTTTAGTAGTATCATTATCCACTTCGTAATCAGATAAAATATTTTGTCTCTTAGCCGCTAAGTCTAAATTTCCAATCTCACCAGCTATAAACTTCTTAGCAGCCTTGCAAAAATAGCGAAGATCATCCAGAGGATCATCTCCTTCAAATTCTGCGATATCCTCAATCTTCTTCTCATCATAAATAGCCATAGGAATGGTATCAATTAATATTTTGCAATCTTCAAATATTTGTAATACAGGTAAGTTCTCTTCTTCTGGCTCATCATAGAATTGCTTCTTATAATTTTCAAGAGCGTTGGGTCCGTAGTTTCTGTAAATTTCCTGAGCCGCTGCCATATCATAAAATTCACCTTTAGCTCTAAGATTTATCTTCTTTTCCCATCTTAAGAAATCATGTACAACTTGCAATCCGGCTACTCGGCTACCGGGAGTATTCTCGCTAGATGATGGAACCAAATCAGAATACTTTTGAAATTCATCTGCAATAAGTTCACCTCCTCTATTCTGCCAAGCTGATCCACAAAGAATAGTATGTACTGGCTGTTCGTTGTTCTCATTGTTTATCTCTCTAATCTCTGATGCCCAGAAGGGAATATCCCTACCATACCATGCTCGTTCTCTATAAATGTAAACCTTATGTTGTGGGCTAACGGCTCCCCACATTGCATAGCACATTGCTCGCTTGCCCCAGTCAATAGACAATATCTTTGGCCACCATTCAGGTATTTGGAATCGTTTAATAACATGCAGTGCGTTATCAGGTTCACCAGGAAAACGCATTGGTCTAAAGGTTGTAAATACTGATCCTTTATAAGCGTGCCAATCTCCATACCTTTTCGCCTTATATTCTGCTTCAGATGTAACCTTAAGAATTTCAAGCTTCTTAACATACATAGGATCATATTCCATACCATATGGATTATCTTCTGCTTTAGCTGGAATGAATATTCTAAAGAGTCCTGTGCTAATATCTCTAATAACTGAATAGCCTTCTTCATTAGGTCTAACAAATCTATTATAAACGAATGTCTGTCCTATTCCTCCAGGATTTGTACCATTTCTAACAATTGCAATATTGAAACTAGAAGAAGGTCTAACACGGCTACCAACCATATAATGATAAGGATGAGCTGAAAAATGTGTAAGTTCATCGAAAGCACAATAATTATACTGAGCGGAATCGTAGCTTGTAATATCAGAATCATGCTGAACATGACCGAAGTCCTGATAAGAAAGATATTCTGACCATTCCCATGTATGCTTCTGTTCATTGTATTTAGCTCCAGTCTTTGGATAATATTCCTTTGAAAGTCTGATTATCTCTTTTTCGAGATCTGGGAACTTGCGACGAAAGATGATACCTTTGTAACCACGAAACTTATAAAATCCTCTAAAGAGCGGTAATAGTGTTAGGAGCCAGCTCTTACCACCATATGCAGCTCCACCATAGAGAGCTTCAAAGATTTCATCTGGAAGCTCTAAGAATCTTTCTTGAACTGGATGTGGTTTAATATTTTTCTCACGTAGAAAATCTTCGTATAATCCATTTCCAGGATCAGAACTGATAATATTATTTGCTATTGAGATTGGCATTAGTTTATTTTTGGTTCAATTTTTGGAGCCGCATCTACTCTAGATTTCTGATCATCAGCTTTTATTTGTGCTTCTTGAGCTTTAACTAGATCACTTGGCTTACCAGATTCAGCCGCAAGCAATCTCTTAACATCAGCTAATTCTTGTAATACTTGACTATAACGACCATCAACTAATATCTCAATACGATCTAATTTAACATCTCTAGCTGTACTAGCATTAGCAACTTTATCTACAGTATCTTTAGTTTTATTTACAGTTGTTATAATTGAAATAATAGCAGTCGTTAAAGCACCAATAACAGTAATGATGCCCGTTACAATAGCTGCAATTGTAACGGCATTCACTTAACTAATCCTCCAATGAGTTGAAGAATTACAAACACAATCCAACAAGCTAAACCAAATGAGAATAATCTTAATTTTGTATCTACACTATCTTTCCCTGATGGTAATACAGCCGCTAGTATGAACATAAGACCAGCTAATGCCAATAATAAAATTGGAAATATTGTTAAAGGAACTGTTTCAGGTCTCATATTAGTATATGTATTAGGCTGATTCATAGTTTATTATTGATGAGAGCCTTCATACTGAACCGTAGCCGTTGTAGTAGTTACAGTAGTAGAAATTCTAGCACGAATAAAATTCAGCAATCCAACAAATGTAAACACTACATCAGCACTGGATACAACTGTAATAGGAGCCGATGCCGTTCCATCCGGTTTAGGAATAGCAGCCCATACTCCAGTATAATCAGGTTCATTAGCTGTTTCTAGTTGTACGGCTCCGGCTCCAATAGTTCCATTACCCTTAATAATAAATGTATGATTTCTAAAAGATGTAGGAATACCTAATACGTTTCCAGCTCCAGTGGTTGCTGAATCCTGTAATAGAAACGGAACACCACTCATTGCGGCTTGATATGTTGCCATCTTCGATGATTCTCCTCGTATGTGAGCTTAGTTATTAGATAGGTATCTTACAACCATCACCACGGAGTGGGAGGTTGTTGATTCACAAATAGAACATAAATGATTGCAATAGCAGCCGTTAAGCCCTGTGCTAATGCCATTAAATCAGATGGAGGATTAACATGTAATACATGCAAGAAGAGAGGAAACAACCACCAAAAAAGTACAAAGATTACAGTTGCGTACAACATACGCCAAAGGAATGCTTGCATTTCTTCTCCTCTATTTACTTGAAACTACTCTAACAGATGACCAAGTTCTGCGTGATATTGCTTCCGGCTGATTATGAAGCCAAATCTGTAATTCTTCACCTGTCTTACCTTCAAATGCCATAATCTCCATTATTGCATATACCAAATCGGCTTGATCACCCCATGTAGGTTCTCTACCAAGTTCTTGCATACAAATAGCATTAATAGTTCCGTAAAATTCACATAATCTCTCAGGAGTTATATCAATAGGATATGTTGTCACCTGTGGTGCCCTATGTTTGTGGAAGAAGTGCTATTAGAACATCAAAATAAGGTCTGAGTCTGCTATCAGCCACTAAGAGGTTTTCACTATCTATTAAACTTTTTCTGACTGCAATCTCGCTAGCATGTATATCAGAACTAATAACTCCCCTAGCTAATAGCAAAGCATCGTAGCCGTATGTGCAAACCGGCTGTGGAAGATACTCTTGACTACATGCTTCAGATATACTCCATTGAAAATCATTCAATAAAGATTCGAGATCGTGTGGAACTGTTTGGATTGCAGAGCAGCCAACTACGCCAAATAGAAGGAAGGTGAGAAAAGTTAACGAAATGATCTTTCTCATATATCCTCATCCGCCGCTAGGCGACATCTATCACCTCATATGAGTCAAGCTTTCTCTGTTCAGGCGTATAGAAATGGTAATGAACCTCTCTATCTTTTCCAGTTTTAGTTTGTTCATTTCTTTCACGTCTAATAGATTCTACGGTTTTACTCGCAGCCGCAATCACACTAGGCAATCTGTCAGCACGTACATCATCCAGCTTCGCTGCTAGCTGTGCTATGGAATTGTTTAGGAGTGATAACGCTGAGTCGTGTGCCAAACCAAGTTTAATTTGTGATTCATTATTTTCTAAGATGTTATCTAAAATTGGTTGTTGATGTGTTTCGGAAGGTTTTTGGAAGGGATTAAAAGCAGCTTTAGACACCAATTCTTCGTTGGACACCAAGCCGGATTGCACTTCGGCCAGAATGGGCATTGAAGAAGTTGCATCTTTTCTTCCTATTCCAAATAATGACATAGCAGACTTACGAGATGAACTCTCCTTTAATCTGTTGATCAAGTTCATCGGAGAACTTAATCTAGCTGTTGCATCTTTATCATTGAGAATCATTATTAAATCTCCACCTCAGCCTACACCTCGACCAACGAGGATAGGATAGCATGGCTCGTTCCGGCTGTCAAGTATGAAAACGTTAATGTTTCTTCAATTCTTGTCTGAAATATTCAGTCTGAATATTTCAGTCATTTTAATATTTGATTTTTTTATTTTATTTTAGATGATTTAATATTTATTCACTAGCACATGTTCAATAGTCCGGACTGTACCGCACTCAGGGAGTCAATCTTTTGGTGGGCCTAGGGTGTATGGTCTGATTGTTGAATGAGATGGGAGTGAGTCTGGCACAGAGTTTAATCCATGCCAGACCTAGCAGAGATTACGAAGTCTTACGATTCTCAGCAACAGTTTGATTGATTCTCTTCGCTGTCTCAGAACCCTTTGCCGTGAGCGTTACGTAATGGCTCTTGATAGTCACCAAACCGGCATCCATGAGAATGTCTCGAATGGTCTGCCAGTCGCTCATATTCATCTCGCAAAAGATATAGAGCATGGATTCAGGTGAACCATTCGTCTCTTCGAGTGTCCCGACGATAGCAGCGATACGAGCAAGTAGTAAGTCTTTAGTCATGTTCATACCTCAGAAAATAAAAGAGAGATGGTTTGCAGTCCCATCTCTCATGTTTACTACTTGACCGGCGCAGCCGCGAGTGCAGCCTGTCGCTTCACTTCGGCGGCATCATATGCCGGTTTGATAAGCGCAACAGTCTCCTCGATGGTCATGCCGTTGTTGACGGCCGTGCTCTTGATAACCATCTTGAAAGACTTCTGAACAGCTTCAGGCCAAGTCTGGTCAACAAACTCAGAAACGGGGTCCGCCGCTTCAGCGTAAAGCAATTCATTGTCACCGAGAATGAATCGCTTCACCATTGCGGTTTCGATATCCTTCTGTGCTACTCCGCGCTTCTCAAGCGTTGCGATACACTCCGCGTAGTCAACAGGAAGCGTATCCGCTTGTGATTCGTCCCAGTTCTCATAGGAAATCATTTGCGAAGATTTCCCCTTGGTGAAACCGAACATGACACGCGTTCCCTTACCGCTACGGTCCTTGTTCGCTTCCAGTTCCTTCGCGTCGATTTCCGCTTTCCTAGCCTCTCGTTCTGCCTTCTCTTGTTCCTTCTCAGTGAGCTTCGCTTCGGCTGCTTGTGTCATTGTGTCGTCCTTTCGATATCGCCGGTATTGGCGACACGAGGATTGTCTCATAGGTCAACTCTTTTGTGTGTGAAAAATGTGTGACATTTAATCTGACGTGTCGAATGATTCTCGCGTTCTAGAGTCTGAAGTCTCTTCACTGTTCCCGCTTGTTCTGGCACGGTCTTGCACGTTCACGGCGCTCCACACAACGTCACAGCATGGCCCTTTTGCCCGCAACAGCCAGCGTTTGCAGACGTTTAGGTGGAAAACGCCGTTTTTGCCCGCGAGTTGTGAAGGATGTAGGGGTCGGGGTTTTCTAGAGTGTTCTATCCTCTCTCTTATTATATCTTCTATTATTATTGTTAATATTATTAGGAATGATATAGGGAATGATTAACTCCCTGAGATGTCACACTTTTTTCACACATAACCCCACCCTACCTATGCTAGACTGTCGCGTGGGCAGACTCCCGCTTACGCCCAACAGAGGTTAACTTGAGCACGCGCAGTCACTTACAGCAATCGGCGCAGTCGCTAGAACCCGCCGGAGCCGTCCGGACCCTTCCAGACTCAACCGGAGCCGTCCGGACGCAAAAGCCAATCTCAGCAACAAAAGAGTTACGTAGAAGATTAAGAGAATCAAATACACAAGCAATAAAACTACTCTATGCATCTGATATGACATTACAGGAGATTGGAGATAGATTATCTATTTCAAGAGAACGTGTAAGGCAGATATTGAAAGGCTATATTACTGCTAATGAAGGCGGTAAGCATCTAAAAGTTGTGCAGAGAAGAAAAGCTAAAGCTAGGATAATAGAAGAGAAAAGAATAAGAACACGTCAACATGGCCGTTATTGTTATGTTCATTATGGATGCCGTTGTGTGATATGCACTAAAGCAAACACGGATTTTTGTAGGGCAGCATATCATCGAAGGAAGCGTAATGAGCAATAAAAAGACTATGAGTGTCTTTACTGACACTCCAGTCACACAAACAGATTGGAAGAAAGAAATACTTGATAATATCGCATTAGGTGGTAAAGCATCTCAGACTGTAAAGCCTATCATCGGCGGACACCTTAATCACGTACTGAATCTATCATCTGGTTTGCCACGCTTTCAAACAAACGTCATTAAAAGATTCACGTTCATTCACAATCAACCAGCTTTGCTGAGTGTTCTAAATCCATTTGCTATTAGATGCTGTCTCTGTAAGCAAGTGATTAGTTATCCTTGCTGGTATTATGAGGTGAAATATGCTGTAAATCACTTTCACTACTTCGTATGTTTCGACTCGGCTTCGCCGGAACGTCCGTCAACTAAGTGTTATAGGAGAGAATTATGATTACAGCAGCTATTCTGTTTGAAGATGGTAAACCAGTAAGAGCATGGAAAGATGATAGGTCTATCTATAATGCATATGTTTGGGCACATAAGCATTATTGTCTTGAAGATGAAGGATTACTATTACATAGACTACCTGAGTGGTTAGAAGTAAAATTCTATATTCTAACCGAAGAATCTTTTAACAAGCTCATTAATGGAGAGAACAACAATGAATGAAAACATCTGGTATCATCAGTGTAGCGACAGAGCCGTTAACCTACTGCAATATTGGCTCAGTCGTGAACGTGTCATTGATGCACGTAGCAGTAGACTCAATCAATCATTAGAGTTTATTGCAGAGCAAGCCGCGCATAATGCACGCATCGCAGTAACGATGGATAGAATGGCGAAAGGAGAAATTAAAACATTATTTGCCATTTAGCATAAGCAGAGGCGGTCACTTACACAAGAGTAAACAGTTAGTCCAACAGGAGAATGAAAATGAGCAACTTTCGTAACACGCCGACACTAACCTCAGATAACAAAGAAGGAATGGTTAAGAGGTATGTCCATCAGCCGTTAACGAACGACCACTATGGAATCCATTTCACTATTCAAGAGAATGGTCGCATCCTTTTGCGTAGTGAAGGAACGCTTGTAGCAGGCTCGAAAGATGAATACGAGTATGACGAAGTAGAGATTCCTGCTAGTCTCGTATTCAAACTTGCTACACTACTGAAAGCAACTCGAACGATTAAATTCGTTTCTGTTGCTGAAGCAGCGAATATGCCAGCAGTGGAAGAGGTTTAAGAGGTTTAGTTTTCTGAGAGCCGTTCTGCTATAGAGTAGGACGGCTCAATTGAGCACTAAAAACCCCTAAGCATAAGCAGAGACGGAGACTTACAAAATGATAGGCAAAATCAATGATATGGAATTGTCCACAGTGCGGACAGGAATTAGGAGAACTTAATGCTTATTGTATGTATTGTAAACATTCTAATGGAACTACAATCTACAATCCAGACCCATATTTCGTACGTGAAATTAGAATCTATCACATAGGAGTAAAGATTATGGATTACGCTCAGATGAACGAGGCCGATGCGATGCAAGCAATAGAATCAAATGTCAATATGACTCCGCAGGAAAAACTCCATGCGAAGTTATTTTGGCATGAAACAATGCTAGTAAAAGATATGGATTTACTGACATTGCGAGCACATAGAGAAGAGTTAGCACAAATAGCATTTGAAGCTAGAGCAAGATTACATGCTGTAGACGCTGTAGAAGAGGATACGAAAAGGAAAGCTAAAGCAAACAATAAGCCTACTGGATTCGAACGTTCACTAAACGTAGATGAAACAGCCACAAATGCAATAAACACGATTAAGACACGTCAAACTAAACTCTCCAAGGCAGAGAAGATTATTGCTAACATGGTAAAGAATGGAATTGATGAAGAGACTGCAAGAAAGCTAATGAATGCTGGAACATTGTTAGCAGCTGCGAAACTAAAAGATTCTGAAGAGGCTAAAGAGGAAACAGCAAAGCTAGAGAAGGCATCTAGTGCTTTTAATCCTTTTGCTAAGAAAGTGAGTCAGTAATGATTATCAAATTTGCAGTTAATATAGCAGGCGAAGCCTGATGGCTCTAACACAAATACTCCGTCAACAGTGTAAGGTCTGCGATAAGATAGCAGTAGAAATATCACGCATCAAAATCGGTAAGACTCTTCTAATCAAACTTGCTTGTGGACACACTCTCTCTTCACAAGTATTAGCTACGGGAGCCGCTAGCGTATATGAGAATATCATATTCACAGATGGCGGAAAGCCTAGACCGTATCAAATAGAAGCAATAAAGTTTGGTGAAGCTGCTGATTGTAATTTCATATTAGCAGATGAACAAGGTCTAGGAAAGACAATCGAAGTTGGTTCACTTCTCAAATTACATCCTGAACAGTTGCTTCCGGCTGTAATAGTTTGTCCCTCAGCCGTTAAGCTCCAGTGGCTTTACGAATTGAAGCATATCTGCGGAACGGATAAACAGTTTCTTCCTCAAGTGATCTCTTCTGGAATTGAGAAGGCCATTCCCGGCTTTCAAATCTACATCATCACATATGACATTCTGAAGAACAAGGACGTTCTTGATTTCCTTCCTGAAGGATACATCAAAACAGTCATTATTGATGAATGTCAAAAGATTAAGAATCATCTCTCTGAAAGAGCGAAAGCCGTCCAGAGAGTTGCACGTAGCGCAAAGCATGTAATTCCTATGAGTGGTAGTCCAATCTACAATCATGCTGGAGAATATTTCACAGTATTGAATTTAGTCGCTCCAATGAAGTTTCCACACTATCAAAGATACATAGACAACTATTGTGATTCATATAACAACGGCTGGGCACAGAAGATTGGAGGATTAAAGAATAAAGACCTTTTTCATGCTGAGACAAAGGATATTATCATTCGTCGAACGAAGGCAGAAGTTCTGCCTGATTTGCCAGAGAAAGAAAGAAAGTTTCATCACGTTGAATTAGACAGAAAACTTAACAAGGTGTATGATGCCTTGATAAAGGAACTAGAAGATTCAATGTATGATGAAGATGCTTTCGGTGCTACAGGCAGTGCAATAGCAATCATGAGCAGAATGAGACATATTACAGGCATATCAAAGGTTGCTGAGTGTGTAGACTTCGTAACAGAGTTTCTGCTATCTACAGATAGAAAGATAGTAGTCTTTGTTCATCATCACGATGTGATGGGAATGTTACAGACTCAATTAGACCAATGGTGTGCTGAAGGAGATTTTGGTAAGGTGTGTGTTCTTCACTCTGGCTTGAGTGGAAATGAAAGAACAGCATTAGTAGAAATATTCAAAAGCTCCGCCGACAGGCGGGTGATGCTGTGCATGTTCACAGAAGGATTAAATCTTCAATTCTGTTCTGATGCTATCGTTCTTGAACGTCAATGGACACCAAAGAAAGAAGAGCAATCAGAAGATAGGTTCCATCGGTTTGGTCAAGTAAACAAAGTATCTATCACGTATTTCATTGCTAGTGGAACGATAGATGATTTTCTAACAGAATTAGTAGAAATAAAGCGTGCTCGCATAGCGGCTACAGTAGATAATGAAGATATAGAATGGAATCAACAATCCTTAATGAAGGAGCTTGCAGAAGCTCTGATTACTCATGGTAGAAAGGCTTGGAGTTTATGATTGACACAAATGGTAATGTTATTGATGTAGAAGCAAGAATCAAACATTTAGAAAATTTAGGGGAAATTGATTCCAACTGTAAGATGTGTCAAGAGATATTTTATCCAGCTATTAAAGCTGGAAAAATGATTTCAAATGTATTTGCTCCAAGACATAAAGCTAGTCCACGTTGTGAGTCTGGTAAATATGCTCATTGTACTTGTGACACTTGTTTCTGATAGGAGAAGATGATGAAAACTTTGAATTTGAAAATCATTATTAGATTACGCGATGGTAAACAGCAACAATTTACTATTAGTGGCAGTATTCAGAATCCAGACATTGATATTGAAATAGTATCTTTTGATATTGAAAGGGCTATTAATGTCAATACAGAATATCGTGCTCATGTTGAACTTCTAGAAGAATAGGAGTGGCGAAGCCGATGAAATCTTACAAACTGACTGTGTTCATCGAAATTGATGATTACAATCTAAATGCTCCATCACTGGAGACGTGTAAAGACTATGTGATTGATTCACTAAACACTCCAGACAACGATCATTTTGGTATTAAGAAAATTGAATGTCAAGCTGAAGAAGTGGAGAATTTCTAATGTGTATGCTGGGCGAACTACTTGAACCAAAACTATTAACTGAAAAACCTGTAATAGGTTATAGAGGATGGTATATTAAAAATGTAAAAGAAGATGGTTATGAGTTATTTCCATTAAATAAACAATTAGATATTCCATTTAATAAAGATATAACAAAGGCAATTTTGTGTAGATATGATGAAAATACTCACTTCTTAGAACATGAATGTGGCTTATATAGCTACTACAACTACTACTACTACTACAACAACAATAACTACTACAACTACTACAACTACTACTACTACAACAACTACAACAACTACTACAACTACAACAACTACAACAACTACTACAACTACTATGTTGCCGGAAAAATTCAACATAGTGGAAAAATTGCACATCACAAATTAGGTTATCGTTCAACACTTGGTAAGCCAATACTATTAGTCAAATTAACTCCCAAGGAAGAATTAGATAAGAATTTTCAGAAATTTCTAGAACATTTCAATACAGTAGTGCAGAGAACAGCAGATTATTACGGATGTGAAACAATCTATCATGAGGATTTCAAATGAATACAAATTTGAAGGATATAAATTTTGGTTTCAACACTTTTTGCGGACCGTCTGTAATGAGTGCTTTAACAGGCAAATCAACAGATGAGTGTGCGGCTGTAATTTCAGCCGTTAGCGGTCGACAAGAAATCAGAGCCGTTAGCACCGCACATCTTATAGAAGCATTCAGAAGGCTTAGATTCGATATGAAACAGATAGATAAGATGGGTTATAGTCTATTCTCTAATCTATCTTATCTATCGCGTAGCGATGGTATGTATATTGTAATGGTTCCTAAGCATGTAGTTGCTATTGAAGTAAGAGAGAATCAGATTTGGTTAGTAGATAATCACAGTAAACAACCTGTCGATGCCTCTGCAAGTGCAAGACTCACACAGAAATGTGAAGCAGTCTACAAGATTATAGAAAGACCAAGACCAATATTTATTGAAACTATCATTAGAGTAATTAATAATTACGATAGTTACATCAGTATTGAAGCTATTGATAGATATGAGAATGCTGATGATGTACGTAGGAATCTCGGACGATTCACATTCAAAGATAGAAACGAACTCACGAAGATTGTCAAAGAATTTCAACAATTTACACAGGTTGGAGAGAAGTAATGTATTTGATTCTTTCTATCTCATGTGTTCATTGTAATAAATGTGTAGTTAAGTTAACATCAGAGCATCCATTAGAAGAAACAAAAAGAGATGTTGAAGCTGAAGCAGGCAATATGTCTTGTTTGCACACTAGAGTAGTTGAATTAGTACCAGATGGAGCCGTAAGGGAGCTTGAGGTGAATAATGACGTTTAAGAAAGAATGGAATGTGAAATAATGCAATTACCAGCATCAACATTTTGTTCTTTTTGTAATAAAAATTATAATAATTGTAAAGTAGCTATTAAACATGATACTAACGAAGTATCTATTTGTACTGATTGTATTATGGTTTGCCTTGATACAATATTTAACTTGTGTGACAAGAAAATAAAAGAGACTTCTAATGATTGATATAATCTCCTCACCGAAGGTGAACATAGTATTAGATGCATCAAAGATAGACTTATTTGAAACGTGCCCTGCCAGATACAACTTCAGACATAATCATAATAAAGGATTGCCTATTGTACAAAAGGCTAAAGCATTAGATTTGGGAACATTAGCACATGAAGGATTAGGAGTCTACTTCACTGCGCTCAGTAGAGGAGAACATTACAATGATAGAATGCAGGCTTGCCTGATGAAAATGCGAAGCATTGCAGCCGATCCTACCCAATCCAATTCAGAACCAGAAGAAGCGCAGAGATTGTTTAGAGCTGTAGAAGAAAGCTGTGATTATTGGAGAGCAGAGGATGAGAATTGTATTGAAGTATTGAATGTAGAACAGCCGTTCGCATACGTGCTCTATGAAGATGATACTGTAAGAATTATTATTTCGGGCAAGATAGATCTTCTATGTAATTTCAGAGGAATAGGAAGAAACTCTAGCTACGAACGGCAGCCGATAGACCATAAAACATTCTCACGAGATGGAGTTGTATTACGTAAATCCAATCAATTTATTAATTATTGTGTAGCAGTAGATTCTAACTATTTGGTTGTCAATCGCATAGGATTACAAAACCCTAACGTGAAGAATCCGAAACCGATTGAAGAGAGGTTTGTAAGGTTGCCACTCTCATATGATCCAATCTATAAGCAGGATTGGAAAGATAATCTCACCAAAATGCTTTTGAATGAGTATCTTGGTTGTATTGCAGAAGATTCGTGGCCTGAAAAGCCCACGTCATGCAACAAGTTCAATCGTCTATGTGAATATTATAATATCTGCGATAGCAGTGGACAGGATGCAAAAGATAACAAGTTAGAGAATGAATATATTGAACAAGAAGTTTGGGACGTTACGAAGAATCTCACAAGTGAGGTAGACAGATGATAGTAGCTTCTGAGCATAAAAGAGATATAGGAAAAATATATACTGCACATATAACTGATACGAATGGAAAATATTTTGATATGAGACTTTTAGTTATAAAAGAATCTACATGAGAAGAATACATTAAAGAAATATTAAAAAATAGTGATAGATATACTACTTTAGATCATTTAAAACAAACTAGAGCTTATTATGTTCCATATTTTTATGAAGTTCACACAGATTAAAACTTCTCGTTTGCTGGCCGTTGTGTACTATTGAAAGTGGATAGAGTCAACAGTAGCGCCGCAGGCGAGAATAGAGAGAGCCGCAAGCACACACGAACCTATCAATAGAGTTCTGGTCTTAGCGGCTCTCTCGAATCGTTTATGCCAGCATGGTGGAACTGGAAATACACTTGAGACTTAAAATCTCACGCCTTAAATGGATTGAGGGTTCGACTCCCTCTGCTGGCACTAATAGGAGGATAAGATGGTAGTAATTCTCAAGATGGAAGATGGTTATCAGAGATTAGTTAATACAGATCATATATTATATTCATTTAAAAGAGGAGATGGTGATTATGGGTTATTAATGACAGATAAATCTAAAGTTTGGTTGACTTGGAGAGAATTCGATCAATTAGTCACAGCTATAGCAAAGGGTTCTGATGGCAAAGACGGCTGAAAAGCACATTCACAAGTTCAAACGATTAACATACAAGAGTGGAAATACTGTATTCTTTTGTGTTGATGCAGACTGTAATAAGAAACTCAATACATCATTAGCTCTTGGAAAGCGTTCTATTTGCTGGCGTTGCGGAGAGCCTTTCATTCTAACAGAATATTCATTAAGATTGGCTAAACCGCATTGCGACAGTTGTCACAAGCCGAAGAATGATTCTAGAAAAGAATTTTTACCTGATTTAAAATCAATGGAAGAACATGTTACGAATCTTAATGGTCCGCTAACACTAGCAGAACGATTGCAGATGGCAGTTAAGCCTGCGCAACCAGAAGAGGATGAATTATGAAAAAGAAAGCTCTAATTCAGAGACTTGAAGAAGTCTCATATGCAATGGATTCTTATCCACAAGATGTTACCTTAGTAACAGCAGTAAAAGAATTAAGAGATATTCAAAATAGATTAGATGAAATTATTAATGAGATTGAAGATGAAGGAGTTAGCGAAGAAGAAAAAGTAGAAATTAATGAAGGCTAGTAACATATCTCTTAACGGCCCATATTCTTTCTTATTTAAAAGTCCTTTTGGATTCGGTAAGACCTTAGCGGCTGCTAGCTTCGCATTAGAAGGACCAGTTTATCTATCGTATTGGGATAAGAAAAGTCCAATAGAGTTACAGACTTATTTCACTGAGAAGAGATTTGGCTCCTTAGCAAAGAAGATATTAGATAACATTGAATACGATGTCTATGACTCTTCTAATGCAGGAGATTATTTGAATAAAATTATTGGATTCTTGGATGATTGTAGATACTTTGCTATTATAAATGATTCTATTACATTTATGACTTCTAGTGCAGTAAATTGGTCATTGAATTTTGGTAAGAATCAACGTGTGATGAAGAAGATGAAAGATGTTATTCCAGATTTTGACCAATATAAAGTTGAAACATCTCTTGTTAGTCAATGCATAGATCTCTCCCGTAAACTTCCTTGTCATGTTATCTGGACAGCACATCCATTATCGGGAATATCCGTTAGCGGCTCCGGAGCTTCTATGGTAGTTAGTAAAACTAATCCTATTGTATCATATGGTTCTAAAGTTGCTAGTTTAGTTCCTGGTTCATTCACTGAAATATATCATTTCTCTCAGCGTTCAGATTTTGCTTCTGGTAGCACCAATAAAAGATATTTAGTAGCTACAGAAGCTATCGGTGATGAGTTTGCTAAGAGTCCTCTTCTAGGTGATTACGTTAAGGAATTTGATATAACTAACAAGTTATTTTATCAAGTATGGAAAGAGCTATTAGACAAATCAAGAGGTATTGAGCATAAGAAGTTAGATGAAGAAGAAGTAAGGAATCAATTAAACAATCCATTTAGTAAACCAGCAGAAGCAGGAGGTTGGAAAGTCTGATGTCTGATGAAGTATACGATAGTTCAGAGAAGCCTTATCCAATAGAAACAGCTAATCAATTATCTGATAGAGTAGCAGGAGGACGTTTGCGTAATCCACCTGTTAGATTAGTAGTAACTGAACAAATTAAAGATTTAGAAAAAGAAATTAAAGCTCGTAAGGATTTGCTAGATGCGTTAGATGCTAATCCTGGTGTAGAAGGTGTATTAGATAAAATGAGAAAGTTGCATATTTAATAATCAATGGAAGATATAACTACGTGTTATGAAAGAGGGGGTCAACCAGAATGGGATAATAATGATTATCAGAGAGACTTCACTTGGTTAGGAATAAGGAGAGATTTGCTCACAATGCCAAAATATCCAATTCCAGAAGATGTTAGAAAGCAACTAGAGAATAGCTATACATATCATGCTCCTAAAGGAGATCAACCAGAAAGATATGTCCTTATTAGAGATAAAGCTAAAGAGTTAGCAATAGTTATTTGTGAGAATAGTCCTGCTAGCAGAGAACGTAGTATTGGATTAACAGATTTAGAGAAAGTAGTGACTATGGTTAATAAGGCTATTGCTTGTAATGAATAACAATCCATCCACAAACCAACAACACCGAAGGTGAAACAACCATGCGCGCAATCTTGACGCCCGATGACTTGAAACGCGGTGATCTCGTAGAAACTACTTGGCATCCAGCTGAAATCGTTGATTACAACGAGAAGGCTGCTGATACCGATGGTTCTACTAATTGTATTTTCCAGTTTAAGATTATTGATGGAGCCGGTAAGGGCGTAGTCTGTACGAAGTTATTCAATGAGAAGGCTCTTGGATTTGGTAAGACTCTATGGGCTACGTTGAAGTTTCCATATGATCCTGTTAAAGGCTACGAATTGAGTTCTGAACTTTTCAAGCAGACTATCGGGCATAAACTTATGATTTATATTAAGCGTGGAAAAAGCAACAAAGGAAATGAGTTCAACGATGTTGCCGATTTCAAGCCTATGGTTTAGCTAGCTCTGTTGCCGGAGTGATAAATCATCATCATTCCGGCAACTCTTCTACGGAGAACAGATGACCAATCAACACGAACCAAAGTGGATGACAAAGGCAAAGGAGACATATAATTATCACAGAGTTAAGATGCTAGCTAATGATAAATGGACGACTATTCAAACAGCAAGATTATTGAGACGTTCGATAGGCTCTATCAGTGAAGATCTTATGTTAGCAAGAGCTTGTAAAGATCATGAAGAAAGATTAAAGAAGTTTGATTATCAATATGAAGCTCTTGATTGGATTAGAGAAAAAGAAAAAGAAAGAAAGACTTCGAGTTTGTGATGCCTTCACATCAGGAACGAGTAAAAGAGAATTACAAAGATATTATTGTACACAAATATATAGTAGAAATCTTTATGAATGAAACTGATTCTATCTTATTACATGATGTTTTATTTGTTGCCTTCGTTTCTGATATTTGTAAGATAACTAGATTATTTGATGAACCAATATTTAATTTAAATGAAGTTCACAAAATAGATATTAAACTCCAGAAAAGCTAATGCCAGTTTATGTACCCGGCATCGGCTCCGTCACTCCACAGCTTCTAATCGTTGGGGAAGCACCTGGAAAATATGAAGATGAAACAGGTATTCCATTCGTTGGACCAGCTGGTAAAATTCTTGATGATTGTTTATTTAAGGCTGGAATACGGCGCTCTGATACTTATATTACTAATGTTATCAAGTATAGACCTCCTCTCAACGATCTCAAAAAGTTACATCTCATTGGCGTTAGCATCGACGACTCGATACGAGAGCTTTGGGATAACGAGATTAATAAACTTCATCCTAATTGCATTTTGGCTGTTGGCGATCTGGCATTACAGGCAGTATGTGGTGTTACTGGTATTCTTAACTATCGTGGCTCTATTCTTACAGCTAGAGACGGAATAACAAAGGTTGTAGCAACTATTCATCCAGCAGCGTTGTTTAGTCATGGAGCTACAGAGGACTCCGACGCTAAAGGTGGATTGAGTTGGGTTTGGTTGAAGGTAATAGAAGCAGATATTATTCGAGCCGCTGAGGAATCATTAACTAAGACTATAATTCTTCCAGATAGAACTCTATCGATAGCCCACAACAGTTTAGATGCTCATAGGTTCTTTCGTGAATATTCATCACTCGACAAAGCAGCTGTTGATATTGAGTCTATCAATTGCGTACCTGTCTGTGTGGGTTTCGCTTTCAACAAACATCACGCTATCTCAATACCTCTCTTACGTAATATTGGTTCTCATATTCTTACTGATATGAGTGACAATGAACTCGACGAATGTTGGAGAATGATTGATGAACAACTCAGACGAGTTGGAATTATTGGACACAATTTCATGTATGATGAATACAAATTATCACTTATTGGATATGAATGTCCATCTGTTATTAGTGACACCCTCATTAAAACTAGAGTTATCTTTCCTGAGCTCCCCGATAAAAGACTCTGTGTCGTTAGTTCTCTCTGGACCAGAGAACCGTATTATAAAGACGATGGAAAAGAGTTCAAAATTGGAAAGATTAAATTTGATAAATTTCTTGAATACAATGCTAGAGACTGTGCTGTTGAATTTGAAGTAGATGAAGCACAAGAGGCTGACTTAGATGATCTAAGTGAGAAGTTTTCGGTGCCGCTACGATCCTATTACTATGATTATATGATGAAGAAGCATAAGTTATATTTGAAATTTCAGATGACAGGTAAGAGAGTTGATGTTGCTAGAAAGAGAGAATTATTAATCAAATACACAGAGATGGCTAGAGTAGTTCACGAGCGAGTCTGCGAGCGCGTGGGTGATGATATAAATGTTAAATCATATCCACAAGTATTCAATTTGTTATATAAAATCATGAAGTTTAAAGTTAGAAAGAGAGACCCAACCAGTGAAGATACCATTGTCTCCTTATTGGGTTCTTGTAAGAAAAAAGAATACAAACAGATCTTACAAGATCTTCTCGAAGAGCGTAGAATTAGAGATCAAAAATCTAGACAGATCTCTTTCCATCCTGACTATGATGGAAGATGCAAATCAGCTTACAATATCTCAGCGACTGAAACTTGCAGGAGTTCTACTGGCATTCTTAAAAAGCCGCTCCGTCCAATCAAAATCGGTTTGGCGGACCATACTATTTCGGCGCATGGAAGATTAGGAAAAGATATTAAATCAATGTTTATTAAAGATGATGGAATGGTTATCCTAGCGGCTGATGCAAGTCAATGTCAAGCAAGAATTGTTGCAGTTCTCAGTGAAGATTGGGAATTGTTAGAAGCCTTCGATAAAGTCGATATACATAGACGAACGGCTGGATTGATATTTGGCTATACAAGTAAGTTAGAATTATCAGCAGATTTTAAACATCCAATAGTAGATAATTTAGCTAAAGATGGTCCAGAAAGATATACAGGTAAAACAACTAGACATGCTGGAAATTTTGATATGAAGAAGCATACTTTTATGATTAATTTTAATACTAATGCTCAGAAATATGAAATTCCTATGGATATATCAGAATGGAGAGCTGGAGCAATGTTAGAATTATTTCACTCAGCTTCACCGAAACTTTCTTCTATCTTTTGGAGGGATATAAAAGATGCCATTGACTCTACTCGTGTTCTTATTGATCCTTTTGGTGGCGTTCGTATATTTAATGGTCGTATGGATGATCATTTATATGGAGAAGCGTATGCAAACATCCCACAAAGAACAGAAGCTCACCTAGTTCAAAAAGCAGCATTAGCTATTGATGAAGAGTTAAAGGGTGATAAGGGATTTCTTTGGAGTCAGGAGAAACACGATGCTTTGTATTTGCAAGCACCAGAAAACAATTGGATGCCGTACGCGAAACTCATGAAAAGAGAAATGGAAAGGCCAATAGATTTTCGGACATATTGCACGCTAAAGAGAGATTATGATCTTATAATCCCTTGTGAGTTGGAAATTAGTCACACAAATTATGCAGAGTTTGAGAAAATTAAATTATGAGAAAGTGTATTTTGAGAGACAATGCAAATTCAGAATTTATTATTAAGGCTTCAGATAATAAGATAGAAATTAGCGCAGAAGGATTAGAATTTGGTGATGAATATCATACAATGCATGAACTTTATCAGCATAGGATGGCATTGACTATAGCATTATTTAATACTTTAAATGAAGATATAATGTGGGGTGATATTGAAGATGAAAAGAAAGTGATAAAATCAAAATTACATCACGATGGAACTATGTTTGAAGGTGGATATTTTATTGTAATGGCAATTACATCGGTAGGACAAATTAGTTATCATTATCATCTAAAACATTGGGATAAATTTAGAATTCCAGAAGTTGAACGTGCTCCACAATGGGATGGACACACATCATTAGATGTATTAGGTAGATTGGAGAAAATATGAACAACATGCTCGTTGAAAGAATTTTCATGTGGAAAGTAGAATGTATTCCTTGGGAGAAAGGACCAATTAAGAGTATGACTATACAAATAGTTGCTAAAGACAGGAAAGAAGCAGAATTGTTAGTGTTAGATCACGCATATAGATTTTTTGAACAAGATATGCACTATCTTTGGAATGAGTCTCTTGAAGGATATAGAAAGATAGGATGAAATTATGATTATTCATCCTCCAAATGGTAGAGCATATTTAGTTCCACGTAGACGTAGTGATTCAGGTGTTGATTCAACAACTTGGATATATCACTGTTATTTACAATTTAAAGAATTAATACAATCTAAAAAATGGGATGATGATTTAGTATTTATGTGGAGAGAAGATTTTAATGAATTATATAACAATTATCATCCAGAAAATAAATGACTAAAATTTGTTTAATCGCTGGCAACAGCGAAGAAGCCTATAGATTTGCTAGATTACAAAGTTTAGAACCTTCACAATGGTTTTATCCGAAGTCTCCAGATGAACTTCTATTCAAGACTAATTTCCATGTCATTGTAGTAGGAACGGCTGGACAGAATATGCCATCTAATTTATTTGAGAAGATATATCAACTAGCTTTGCAAAGAGGAAAGATTGACCGAAGATAATGAAAAAACTACAGTTCTATTTGTTACTAAGAGAGAATTGATAATATTAGTTAATGCAGCCGGAAGCAGCCAACCCAGTAAGGAGGATGAGATTGTACAATACAAACTCTATCACAAACTTCTTTCTAAGATAGAAGAGTTTAAGTGAGTGCGAGTTGGATAACAGACCTTGTAGAAGAGAATCAAGTTGTAGAAACACCTATTTCATGGATTTACTGGTCTTTGATGTTTGCTATATCGTCAGCAGCAGCTAATGCCTACACTCTTAGGACGCTTAAAGGCAATCTTTTATATTACCCTAATTTGTATATTATACTTATGGGAGAATCTGGGCTTGGTAAAGGATACCCTGTTAATCTTGCCAAAAGATTATTACAGGAAGCGAACATTACTAGAGTTATTGCAGGACGCAGCAGTATACAGGCGATCATTAAAGAAGGAGCGACAACGAGAACAGAGAAAGGAAAACCACTCCTAACAGATTCTAGAATGGCAATAATAAATGGAGAGTTATCCACTGCTATTATTCAAGATCCAGATAGTTTAACAATCTTAACAGATTTATTTGATAGGAATTATAACCAAACTTGGACAAATATGCTCAAAGGTGATGGTCAAGAAAAACTCAAAGAAGCATATGTCACTTGTTTGTTTGGTAGTTCACCAGCTCACTTCTATGACTCAATACCGCAACCAAATATCGAAGGTGGTTATATAGGAAGAAATTTAGTTGATTATCAAGAAAGAAGATCAAAAGATGTTGATCTCCTTGATTCAGAAGAAGAAAGTGTTGATGAAGATCGTTTTACAAATTACATAGTTCCTCACTACGTTCCTCATTTGCAGAAGATTGCAGGAGGAAAAGCAAGATTAGTTCCTTCCGAAGCCGCTCGTACCATATTTAATTCTTGGCGTAAAGAATGGAGAGCTACACAATCCAAATATAATGATAGAACTGGATTTGTTAATAGAGTACCAGATCATGTTCTAAAAGTAGCAATGTGTCTCTGTCTAGCAAGATATGATAGTGCAGGAATAATCAATGAAGCTGATATAACAGAGGCTATTATGAAAGTAACAGCATTGATTTATTCGAGTGAAAAAGCTGCTTCTGGCACAGGATTAGATCCTCTTGCAGCACAAACTAAACGAGTCGTTGATTGGCTCATTGCGGCACCGGAAAATAATCTAACTCGAAAAGAATTATTAATTCGAGGTTTTGGTGATTTTGATAATCTTACATTAGATAAGATAACAGACACTTTAATGGAAATGGGATGGGTTAAGAGACAGAAGGTTGGAGTTGGAGTTAATATGGATTGGCTTTTAATGTTGCACGGAGAACCAAAGGAGAACTTGATGAAGTTCAGAGCACAAGGAAACGGGAAGATGAGATGATTATAGAATTTAATGAGGATGGAGATGAACTTCTTCCAAAAGGTATTTTAGAACAACATAATGATGGTGGTTGTTTTAAATTAACATTACAACGTATGATAGATCCAGGAGATGGATTAGTTGATACTAAAATCTATTGGTCAGAGGATCAATCTTTATTATTAGAATATGCAGCTCATTTAGTTAATAAGTATTATTATCCAGAAATTATCATAGTGGACGACTCTAAGTGAGCACAATCAAAATCCAAGTTGTTCCAGCAAAGTATAGAACTGAAGTTTTAGTGGATAATAAATTTGCTTATCAGACTGGCATTCATCCAGATATTGAGATGGTTAATCTTAGAAGACTAATTGAACTTTTGGGATTAGAAAATGTGGAAGTGACAGACAAGGAGAGAGTGTGATAGAAAAAAGATTCAAACCTGGGGATAGAGTTTATATTAAACAAGATGTAGATATTTGGAAGGATAGAGATAAAAAAGATAAATATGGTGGAAATGAAAAACCAGCTAGAATTACAATTATAGAAGTGATAACGCAAGAATGTTATGGTGGTACACAAATTCATTATCATTTAAGAATGTATTGTGAAAAAGGACCAGCTATTTGGGATCTTTTAGAATATGAAGTGACAGATTCTTTAGAGTAAAAATATGATTAAAGAATTAGAACTTCAAAAAGCACACTTAGTAACTTATTTATTATCTAAAGTCTCTGCTGAAGATTGGCACGCAGTTGCCGATGCTGCTATGGACTTAAGAGAGATTGAAGCTAAGATTGAAATCATTCAAAAACTTGGAGAAAAACGATGACACCAGAACGGGAAGCTCATCTCAAACGTATTAAGGCTCGTTTTGCTAATAATGTGGAGAAGAAATATCGAGAAGGTCAGAGAGAACACGGAGGAGATTTAATGCATAATAATTTATTAGCATTAGTTGAAATGGCTATTTCCGAAGCCGTTGACCAGGTAGTCTATCTTGAAACAATTAGAGAGGTTTTGATAGGATCATGATGCAGGTTGTTAAGAAGTGGAGAATAGAATTATTTTTTCCTATAGAGAATAAGAGTTCTGTATTTTTTATACACGATAATTTTTATTCCAATATGCTTAATAAATTATCTGAAATTCATTATGAGAATGTACCATCTAGTATAAAAATAGAACTTATAGAGGGACCAAAACAAGAAGGAGTTTTTCATCAATGATTCAAAAGTTTGTCAGAAGCATCTATCGTTATTTCAAATATTATAGACATGATAGTATTATGTCAGCAGAATGGATGGAAGAACTCAGAAAAGGAAATAAAGATTCAATAATTTGTTCTATTTAACATTAGGTTTAATTCCTAACTTTCTTAATTTAAGACCTCCAGAAGGTTGTCTTTCAGTATAGCTTTGGTGCATACCTGCTAGGCTTGCGGCTCCCATAGCTACATCTAAACCAATGTCTTTAGACCAATCTGGTTCGGAATGCATTAAAGCCTCTAAATCTTGTATAAGTATTGGAGTGAATCTCTTAACAAGTTCTGTTGGAATTGATGTCTTTTGATTATATTGGTTAGTATAACCACCAAATGATAATGGATGATTAATGGGATCAGTTTTTTCAAAACTCTTTGCTGTTGCTAAATCATGAACAAATGATGCTAATGGAGATTCTTGATTTTTCAAATATTTTCCAGTTATTTCCATACGATTAGTTGGTCTTGAACTATCATCTTTATTAGCTAGGAATCTGGCTGCGGCTACAACTAATTGTTGTCTACCACCCCAAGGATCAACTACATTATTATTGGGGAAACGAGATTTCATAAAGTCTGATGATAAGATATTAGAACTAACTTTAGCACCTGCAATAGAATTCAATGTAGTAATAGCCGTTCCAATCGAAGCAATCCCCAATAGAGCTTTTAATCCATCAATACGCATTCCTTGCGGAAGGTCCGTATAAATCTTTGGATTCGTAAACATTTGAATACGAGATGACATCATCTTAGGAGACCATAAAACCATATTAAGTTCATTAACTACTCTATCTAGATTATATGGAAGTTCTCCTCTACCGCTAACAATATTAACATATCTAGTAATAGCTTTAGCTTCTTTGCTTGCAATTTGTGTCGTAGAAATTAGATTATTCTTTTTAGCTAAATCAACAAATTCTGGATTCTTTATATCAGAAGATATTCCATTTTCTTTAGCAAATTTTTTTAATCTATTAACAGCTTTCATATCATCTGTATTTACAAAATGTTCTTCAGTAAACAATTTATGTCCCAATTTTTCTGCTTTCTTAAACATATCAATAGCAGTATCAAATCTTACTTTATTCATAAATCCAGTATATGCTCTGCTCGAAGCCGCTGCTGACTGCGGAATACCAGTCCATTTAGGTGCTTCACCGATAAAACTATTTAGAAATTCTTCTTCAGCACCCATCAAATTACCAATATTAGAGAAATAACCTCCAGCTTCTTTAAATTTCATATAATCTGGATGTTCTTTAATAGCTTGCATAGATGAATCAAAAAACTCTTTATTACCATAAAACTTAAACATATCTCTAAAAGCTGGATAGAATTCTTTTCTAGCAGCGAAACCGGCTCCATGTCTAAGTGCTGGAGCTAAAGAAAACATATTATTCATGCTCTTAGCAGTACTAGCTACTTTAGCAATATTTATACCAACGGCTCCAATTCCTCCATGTAACTCAGTAATTTTATTAGCAAATCCTTGACCAAAGACTTCATCTAAAATTGCTAATTCATTACGTTGTGGAACACCTTCTCCATTAAACAATTTGAATAGAGCTGTATATCCTCTTGCTCGTTCACCGTCTGTAATTTTAGCTCTCTTAACGGCTGTGAATAAACTATCAACCTGTGGTTGAGTCATCTTTAGTTTATCTAAATCAACTTTATTAAATTCTCCTTTTAAGGAAGATAATTGTTTGGAAGCTCCTAGAACACCTTCATCTTTAATAGATGCAAATTTAGCAAATCTTCTAGCTTGTTCAACTTTATTTATCTTATCTTGTGATACTCTAGCTTCTTTGATATCACCCATTGACTGGAATAGTTTATCTAATGCTTTACCATAAGGACCAGAGTTTGATTCGAGAACACGAGATGAAGGCTTTATTCCTCCTAAGCCTCCGTGAAGTTCTGTGATGTCGTCAGGAGATTGAGAAGTTTCCTTTTTAGGAATCTCTTCACTAGGCTTTCCAGAAACTTCATCTGCAAACTTTTGACCTTCTTCATACTTAGAAAATTGACCAGATTGGAAAGACTTCTCTTCTCCAGCAGCTTCTACAGGCTTAAACCCTGTAGATCCTTCTGTATCAGTTGTATGACCTATAACCTCTCCATTTTCATCAAGATATGGTAATCCAGCTTTTACTGGACCTTTATCTTTAGTAGCTTCTTCAAATAAATCAAAGGGTTCTTTTGGTTCTACAATCTTAGCATATTCAGGAGGTTTCCAACCTTCGGCTGATTGAGATATAGGCTCTTCAACTTTAGGTCTAACACCACCTGGTAAATCTTTTCCCATATTATGTCTATTACGAGCTATATCATATAATTGATCTTCTGTGCTTCTTCCTACTGAACCAGGAGAATCTGTTCCTATCTTGAATAGATTAGGATCAAGATTAGGACTTCTATCTGGAGAAGGCTTTTCATTAGCTTGTCCAACAAGACCAATTTTTCCAACTTTGGAATATAAATCTTGTAATTCCTCTTCTGTAGGATCAAATCCTAATCTCTTAGCAGCCGTTCTGATATCTTCACCAGTCTCTTTAGCAATACGTAATAATTGTTCTCCTTGACCAGCTCCTAATGAACTGAGTGTCGTTCCACTTTCGGTAGATTTCTTAGCAAAAGGATTAAAAGATTTATTAGGCGGTTCAGTAGGTTGTTCTAGAATCTTCTCAGCAATAGGTTTCACAGGCTGTTGAATAGGAGGTTGTTCTTGATTTCCTCCTTCTAATAACTTCTGTTCATTCTGCGGAGCAGCAACGGCCTTCTCATATTCAGGTCCTAACGAATCAGCTTCGGAATAACCAAAATCCCTCTGAACGGCTTCAGGTTGTCTAATAGATTCTCCAGCAAATTCATATGGATCATTCTTCAATTTATCAGCTTGTCTAACAGGAACTTCATCGGCAAATATCTTAGCAGAGATTGGAAGTCTTTCTTGATCTGTTGTACTCTTTTTCTCCAGTTCAGACATAGTTCGTCTAACTGAAGGTTGAGGAATACCAGTTTCATCTGAAATATTCTTAGGAGTTCTAGGAACATCATCTTTAGTTAATGCAATAGCAACAGCATCTTGTTGTGGAGTTGTATCTTTTAATGCTCTTTTAGTAAGATCAGTTCTAACATTACGTCTGATAGGAAGAGGTTCTTCAGCCGTTACCGACTCGGGTTTGATAGCAGATTCTTCTTTGAGAAATTTAGGAATAATAGCATGTGCTGCAAATGGAGCTAATAAACCTGCTGCTTGTCCTAATCCTCTAGCTGTATTACCTTCTCCTATATTTTCGCCAGCACTAGCAGCAGCAGGACCTATTACTGGTAATAGCGCTGCGGCTCCATGACCAATCTTTTCACTAAGAGTAGGAGATTCTTTAGCTTTTTGAATTTGTTCTTTATGAGCTTCATACAAAGCCTTAGCTGTTAATTCGGCAGAATCAATAAGATGTCTTATAGCATAAGCTGGTCCCTTCCAATAATCACTTGGTGTAGTAGAGGGAAGAACTGTTTCAGCAGCTCCTTTAATAGCTTCTGTTACACTATCTAAAAAACTTTTAGTTTCTGCGTGTTTATTAGGATCATATGAACCTTGACCTGGATCTTTTAATTCATCAGCAGCTTTGATACGTTCTTCAGATGATGGATTAGGAAGTTCTTCTTTTTTTATTTCTTTAAGTTTTGGTACAAAAAGATTTTTATTAGTTATAGTATCATACGCTCTCTTAAATATACTTTTCTCTTCTGATTTTGCATCTACAGCTTTAGCATATGATGGAGGTTGCCATTCATTATCTCCAGAATCATCCACTGCTTGTGCATAATCAGGTGGTTCCCATTCAGGAGGATCACCATCACCACCAAAGGGATTATTAAATGGAAAAGCCATTATTCTGCACCAGCATCATCATTCTGATCTTGAGGTTGTTCTGTATCAGGAGAATGATTCTGATTCCATTCATCTAATTTTTCTGCTGGAATTTTATATTTTTGTCCATCTTTTCCAGTCACAGTATATGTTCCATCTTGATTCTTTGTAGGAGCACCAATAGCATCACCTTTTGTAGTTTCTGTAGTTATTTGATTTCCAGCAGAATCCTTTTTTACTTGTTTTGTTCTTGAATTTTGTTTCAATAATTTATCATGTTCTGCTTGGAGTGCTTTGAATTGAGCATCTTTTTGATCCAATTGTAATTTTCCTTTAGCCATTTCTGCATCGTGATATGCTTTTGTATTTTCAGCTATAGTCTTATGAAGTTCTAATTGTTTTTCTGCATTAGCATTTTTATCTGTTAATTGTTGTTGAGCTAAATCCATCTTTTGTTTATATTCATCTTGTTTACGTTGCAAATCAGACATTTTTTGTTCATGTATTTGATCACTCTTCTCTTGGTTAAGTTTCTGTTGTCTATCCTTAATATCTAATGCACCTTCACCCATTTTATTCTGTTGAATTAATTTTTGACTTTCTAAATCCAACCCTTTTTGTCTAATTCCTAATTCACCTTTTTGATAATCATTCATAGCATTAGGATCTCTACCCATCATCATTTGATTAGGTTGCTGTTGAGTTTGTATCTTATTATCAGGTTGTTGACCGTGTAATTGTCCTTCTGTAGCAGTTCTCACACTTGTAGGATCATACATTCGTCTTAATCTTTCTTGTTTAAGAGATAAATCTGCCATAAAATTAGCTTTCTTTTGAAAATCATCATGTTCTCTATTCCTTATTTGATCATAAAGACCTAATACATCTTGATTAGATTGTCCTTGTCCACCGGGAGGTTGCCATACACTAGAACCACCAGAAGGATTAGCAGCTAATGAATCCATAAAAGTTGGCATTTTAACCTCCAAATCCTCGTGGGAAAACAGTTTGTAAATTTCTATTATTAATATTCTGTTGACCTTGATTAGCTGATGTAGCACCTAATACTTGATTTCCAAACATATTAGTAAGTGCTGGAGTCGTTCCGTATAGTGATGTTTTACCTTTTAATGCATCAGAAGTTAATCCTCTATTAGTTTTAGCAGCATCTAAAGATGCACCAATATTGAATTCACCAGTTTGAGTCTGTCTATTAGCATTAGCTTCAGCAATGGCAGCCGCTGTGGATGTATTAAATTGATCAGTTTGTGTTTGACCTTGTGAATTATAAGCATTGATTTGATTAATAATATCTGCATTCTTTTGATCCGCTGCTGTTCTTGCAGCATTAGCACTTGCACTAGCGGAAGCATATGCAGGAGCGGCTGCTATCTTATTAGAAGCTACATTTTGAGCAATACCAGCATTAACATTGATATTTGCATTTCCAATTGCATCAGATTCATCTCTAGCCATTCTAGCTTGTGTAGCATTAAAATTAGGACTATATCCACCTGAAAGTGCTCTCTGTCTTTCAACATTCTGTTGTGCATTTGCATAAATAGAACGAGTAGGAGAAACACCTCTAGCTCTTAAATTCTGTATATCAGAATCAGAATATCCTCCTGTAGTTGCTAAATTTGATAGATCAGATAGAGAACCAGTTACATCTGGAGATTGTGAATATGTAGAAGTTTGTGGTGCAATGGATCTAAAATTAACAGGCGACGGAGCTGTTGTAGCAGATGCTGATGCTATTCCTGGAGTTATTGGGTTAGAAGCAGAACTTTTAATAAGATCATCATATTGAGCCATGATTTTATCATAATCACTACCTTGTGCGTTAGCGGCTGCCGTAAATGTAGCTGGATTACCAAATGACTGAGTAGGTAATGCTGGTGGTGGCGGAGGAGCATTCACTGCATCAGTTGGACGAGGAACACCTGCATATGGCAATTTGTCCTCCTATACTCCTGAAAGAATATTCCAATCAGATGTTAATTGAGCTTCAATATCTGCATCGCCAGCGGCTGTTATTACAGATAAGATTGGATTGAAAACAGCACTAGTAGTGAACGAAAATACATTAGTTCTCATTACAAACCAAGGAGCATATGTTTGAGCGAATCCAGCAGGATTACTAACTATTTGTCTAGCAAAAGTTGCTCTTTGTATATGATTTGGTGTATTAGTAGCTTCTGTTAAAACAACCCAAGCTATTTTACTAAGAGCAGCCTGTAATCTTAGTATAAAACTTAAATCTTTTGCAAGTGCTTGTTGAGAAAATGAATCATTTGCCATTACATCAACTCCAATCTAATATGCAGAGCATACGTCATGCCTGCAAGATTACTCGCATAATTCACTGTTTGATACTGAATAGTTGTTGAAGCCTTCACATAAATTACAATAACACCAGACGATGCCGTTCCTACCGTATTAGCATTCAAAGCACCAGTCTGTCCGATTCCAGCAACTCCAAGAACAGGAGTTGCATCAATTGTTATAGAAACATTACTATCTTTATCCGTATAAATAATTTGAACATTAGGAAGATTTGATGTTACTGAACCTGCAACAGTTTCTACAACGTAAGCAGATATTCTATACAATCCTTCTCCAGTAGAAGGAACTACGAATAATGTAGATGCTCCAACATTAGCAGTTAATCCAGCAGTATCAATTTTTGCCATTATTCCAGATGTATTAATAGCAGCAGTATCAACCATAGCAAATGCTTTACGTGTAGGTCCTGTAGTTTGAGTTCCATAATATTTATCTGTTAGAAATTCTATTACACCTGCTTCTGGAGCTGTAAGAAGAGTTCCAGAGGTTAATTTTAATGGAGCCGTTCCAGCTGAAGCTGTTCCTGCTTTAATATGTAATCCAGCAGTAGCTCCAGTTAGACCAATACCAACATTCCCATTACCAACTATTACAAAATCAGATTCTGTGCCACGAGCACTTAGCGAAAGCCAATTCGATGCCGGTGTAGCTGATGGGAGCAACGAAATAAACGCATCAACCGTGACGTTATCGGTAAAATGAATCTCACATCTTTTGCCTGAACTATGTGAATCAATTCTGAGTTGCGACCCTGACCCATAGGTCGCACCTCCAGTACGTTGAAGATGTAACAACTCCTGCGGAATCGTCGTGCCAATTCCGACAAATCCAGTTGTCAACATACGCATCACTTCAATAGCGCCATTATTTCCAACAAGGAAATTGATGAAATCAACTGTGCCAACGCCAGATGTTGACTGCAACGTTAACATCGAACTATTCGTTGTGCCACCTAGCACTAATGGAGTAAATAGTGACGTACTGATATGTGCCGTACCTGTCACGTCGGCCGTATAGGATGCGCTGCCATTACCTCCAACACTTAACAACGCTAATGGTGCGGTTGAGCCAATACCTACATTCCCTGTGCTAGAAATGCGTGCTATTTCGATACGGTTGATGCCAAACACAATCGGTAATGCCCCGTTCGTGTCAATAAGCAACGCACTTCCATTTGCTTCAATCCAACCTAAATTAGCCTTAGTTAACCCTGCTAGGGTGCCAACGGCAGCAGACCCTTCCATGATGAATTGCACATACTTGCCGGCGTCATTAGTGAAGAAGAATACTGATTCACCAGTATTTAAGGTTCCATTGACTTGGACTACCGGGCTCGCGCCATCAATACGTAGTGTCCGATCTGGTGTAATAGTGCCAATACCAACACGATGATTTATATTATCTACGAAAAATGTAGGAGAATCAACGCTTAACATCTGTAATATTAATCTATCAAACGAAGCCGGAATCACCCATTGTTCATCGCTATTAAATCCATCATATATAATACTAGAATTGCTCCCTGGTAATCCTTGAGGACCTTGTAATCCAGAACTTCCACTACCAGAACTAAATGCAAAAGAATTGATAATATCTTGTTGTTGTATTAAATTAAGAATTAAATCTCTAATAACTTGATATAAAGCATTATCTTTTTGTTGTAAACTTGTATTTTGTAATTGTGGAAGCAATCTAGCTAAATTAATCATGTTGACTCCGGATATGATTTCGCAACTGGTTTTACAAAAATAATAATTTTAGAAACTCCAAATGTTTCATTAATTTCAGTAGTTCTAATCTCTAATTTGGCATTCTGTTGAGTAAAATTGGATAATCTATTTGGATTTATTTCAGTTTTTGTTTTTAAAGGAACTTGTTTTAAAGAAGAGATCTTAATCTCATCTTGACTAAACAATGTTAACCAGAGATTACCAGAACCCTTGACATTTAAACGAACAGCGCCATAATGATTAATTAATGCTTCATCAGAAGATTTCATGGAATCATTCCAAATGATGAAAGTCTTTTTCTACTAATAGCTGAATTAAGATTAGGAGCTAAAGAATTTGTAGTAATCGGACTAGGATTAGAACCAGAACTTTGAACAATAGAATTATTTGTTAAATTTCCAAAACTAGTAGTTCCAGATATAGGAGGTTGAATAACAGGAGGTTGATTATTTGGTGAAGCTACTGTATCAGAACCTCCTATAGGAGTTACAGGATTAATAGTTGAAGGTTGAGTAGAAGATTGATTAGTAGTTCCAGATTGATTAGCTAAAAAAGATTGAGAATTAGCATAATCATTAGGATCATAATTTTCTCTATTGGGATCTTGCATCCAATCCCAAAATCCCTTAGCTTTACCTTGAGAGCCTAATTTTTGATTATAAGCAGAACTATAATAAGCATCATTTAACTGTCCATATGTGGATGGCATAAATTAATTCCTTTTAAACATTAAGCTACACCAATTTCACCTTCACCTTGAATAGTTAATGACGTTGCCGCTGATGCCCCACCAACGAGAAAATCAGCAGTATCTAATCTCAGTAATCCAAACCAATCTAAGAAACTATTAGCTGCTACAGATGTCGCAGTTCCTATAACTTCTGTTCCAGCAACATTGCCACCTGTAGCGCCTAACCAGAATGAGCATGTTACAGCACCAGCAGTTTTATTAACAACTCTAATATGTTTAAGAATAATATAACATGGGGACGATCCGGCTCCGACTCCACCTGTAACAGTAGGAGGATTAAGAATATTAGTTGTTAAAGTATTAGATAATGCAACCGGTCCGAATCTAAAAGTCTTGTTCATTGCCATGTGAGAATCTCCCTAGGGCAGAAATGCTGTCTTGATAAATGGACTAGGAATTTCTGTATCTACAGTAGTAATAGAATTGATAAAACTTTCAGAAATTGAAACTGGAGTGAAATCACTCTCAGTTTGATAATCTTCATCGAGAGCACTTCGTGAAAGTATCTTTTTAGGATAATTTAATAAACTAAAGAAATCATCTTCAATAAATTCATCCTGATAAGATATGATATCAGATAAAGTAAGTGAATTTGTATTAATAAATGAACTTCTAAAATATAATGTATCATTAGTTTTATTTTTATCTAATACATAGATTCCAGAAGCATCCTCGAATAGAACTTGAATAATTCCTACTGGAATAGTACCCGAGAATTGTGTTCCAGTTCCATCTCCTATAAATGAAATTGTTACAGGACCTGAAAATCTTCCGAATCCAATAGGAAGAGTAAACCAAAATCTATTCCATGTTCTAAATATTATAGAATATGGATTTGTATCTTCATCTATAATTATAATTTCAGTAAGACCTGTAATAGGATCAACAAAACTAAGTTGTATTTGAAAAATCTGATTAACAATATCTTGAGCCGCTGCTTCTATTTGAGCTTGAGTTTGTGTTCCTACTCCAGCAATTGTTCCAACAGTAGTAGTATCAATAGAAAATTTAATTACGTCACCAACTTTAACGGGAGTTTGAGGATCTTCTTGAATTATTGAAAATGAACTAATTCCATATGTTCCATCAATAAATATACCATCAAATGCATATATATTTGATAAACTTGATCCACCAAAAGCTGTAGAAGCATATACAGATATTGAAATAGTTTCTGTTACAAAAGTTAATGTAGGAATTTTATTAAATGTAATATGTAATATTCCAGATCCTTGATGAGTATCTGATATCCCATTGAATACTAATATTGCATTACCAACTGCATATGTAAGACTAACAGATATATTACCACTGAGAATTGTAAATCCAGGTGGAAGATCAAAAAAACTAATTGGTAGACCACCATCTAGAGAAAATAAAGCAGTTCCTAAATCTAATATAAAAGTTATATTAGAATTTGTAACTACTCCACTTCCAACAGAACTTAAATGATCTATATATACTATAGAACCATGAAAAGCAGAATATATTAATTGAGTATTAGATCCATCTCCATAAATAAAAAGTGGAGGATCATCACTCACAAATCCAACAGAACCACCTCCAGGTGATCTTGATGAACATACAACACTTGCAAAATTTACAATAGAAAAAGTTCCCATCAGTTCACATCTGCTCCTAAAATGATTTCATCAATATTATGAATTGCAACTGTATTAATTCCCATTCTAAATGACCAAGGAGACCACCTAATATTTTTCCAATCCATACCATTAGCATAATTTCCCATTAGCATCTGTTTAGTAGGAAGAATAATATAAATTTCTTTCTGAATAGGAGCATTAATGAATTGGATATCACCAAATGCATTCCTATTCAATTTCTTCCAAAACTCTTCAATTTTCCAACTTAATTCTGGTGTCACATAACGTCCATTAAATTGACTCACTCCCTGATAAGTGCATATAAGTAAGAAATCTACTGATGAACTTCCAGAATCGAGAACAGTAGCAATTCCATGAACACAAGTTCCTAAAGCATTATCAATAGTTGTATCTGGCCATGAAGATGGAACATCGCTATTATCAGACCAAGCCATTGTTTTAGCTCTTTTAAACATATACAATACATCTCTCATTTCTTGAGCATTAGTAATAGGATTACCATCTAATGGAAATATGATTAATCCATCAATTTGACTAATAGCCTCTGGTTCTCCGATATTGCTTACTAAAGCAAGAGAAATATCATTGTATGTAGTTGTTAAGATTAATCTATTATGATATAAGCTAAGAACGGCTCCGGCTGGAATTGTTGTATAATTATCCAATAATCCAGAAGCATCAGCTAGTAAATCAGCATCATAAAATGATATATCATTTAATGCAGTTGATGTATTATTATTAAGAATAGCATTAGGAACGAAAAAGAACTGATAACCAGATAGATCACCATTAAATGTTCCTGGAGGAATAACTTTAGTTGCTACTAAAAGTCTTTTAACTACATTAGGATCACCACTTGTTGGAATAGTTCCAAAACTTACAGAAGAAGCCGCAGCCGTTGTGAACGATGTAAAAATAGAAGGTGGAGCGTTATATCCAGATTTTGTTTGAGAAACAAAACCAAAAATATGTTGACCAGGATCTGTATGTCCTGCTGCACCATTCGCAACAGTCATTGCACCAGTTAATCCAGAACCAGCCGCAGAGCGGGCAGGAGTTCCATCACCAGCATAAACATATAATTTCTCATTTTGTAATCCCTTTTGGAAGATTAAGTCACCATTTATATAATTACCAAAAGGACTGATGTATGCTCTACCTGCATATGGAACAAATGCAAAATCTGTCATACCAGCAATAGTTAATAAAGGACCATATACTGTTTCAGCATCAACAATATGATGAATACTTCCAGTTCCTGCATCGTAATTATAAGTTAGAACTATTAGTGTATTAGCAGTTTGAGTTGGATAATTATATATACGACGAATATTAGTTAATGGAACTAAAACATCTTGAGAGATGCCAATTCCAGGCCTAGTCTTAAATCCTTGTGCAAAAAAATCTACATTGTTACAATCTGAAAAATGATCTTTTGGAGTTGTATTTTTATCTCCACGATCCCATAGACCATTGAACTTATCAAGTGTAAGTCCTTGATGATCGCGCACAGCCATGATTAGAAATTAGTACCTCGACGCTTATAAGAGGCTCTAAACGGCCTACGTCTAGTAATAATAGATTGCATTCCTTTAATTGGAATACCTAATGCTCGCGAAAGTGCTGTTCCAGTCAAACTATCAAGTGCAACGGCTCTGGATTCATTTTCAGCAATAAACATAGCACAGAGAGCACCTGTCTTATAAATAAGATAAGTCTCAACATTTGTGAATGGAAGATTTACATTAATATCTTTAATTAGAATAGGAAGATTAAATAAACTACCAATATAATCAATTTTTAAATCAATATCAGTATTAGCAGCTATTAATTTTACTCTTCCTTGTTCTAATGCCCAAATTCCAAATCTCGAAGTTGGAGTTAAACCATCTAAATAATGAGGAATTGTATCTTTTTTATACATTGGAGTCCACTGATCTAATCCGGATGTGGATTCCCAAAGTTGTTTAATTTCTATTAAATTGGATGGAAAAGCCGGAGTTGTATCGAATCCTAATCTATTAACACCTGCTTTGATAGTAATAGCTGCACTTTCATCATTTGTAATAGGAATATCATTTTGTTCGTATAATTCTTGTAATTCAGCTAAAGCCAAATTTAACATCGGCAAACAGGTAGCATTATCATATACTGCCTGAGCAGCATCATTCATACAAGCTCCTGCTACTGATGTAATTATAGATGAAGGTTTAGGCATATCAAGACCAAATCAATCTGACTCCTACGATAGCAACAGTAACAGTAATAACTAGACTTACGAATGAAGAATCTAATCCTATGGATGTAGGATCTGTAACGTGAATTGGAACACCAGTATCCAAAGCAACTCCCTTGAGAATCATGACACTAGTGTTCCCGGCTGGAGGAATAATTGTTAATGCAGTAGAAGCTAAACCAGAAATTACTGGAGCCGTTATCGTGTTATCACCAACGATTAGAGTAATAACATCTATTTGTCCAGGGGATGTAATATTATCAAGCGCAGACTGAATTATATGACTCTCTATATCTCCAGATAATTCAATTTGAACGTTTCGTGAACTAGTTACTGACATAAATCTTCTCAAATGTTGGAGAAAGAATAATTGGAATTATATCTCCTTCTTTTAATTCTGAAAATGATTCACTTTCAATAACTAAACCTATGTTTCCTTGTCCACTTTGATCATTTGTAAATGCTCTAATGTATTTGCAATCATTTGGAATAGCATCTTTTATGATTTTAACTTTCTCTGTTCCGTATTTACATATATCAACAAGAATCATTGGATGAACTAACAAAATCATCTGCTTCATACAGCGAACTTCAAGTTCTTTGCTTCTGGGTGGCTCACATCAATAGCTTTGCAAGTTGGACACACGGGAAATAAAGGATTCCGCATACCTCCACAAGCAAAACAACGTACTAACTCAGCAATCTGGAAATCTTTGAGCCACGGTTTATCGTTAAGATTAAGTTCTCTAGCCGCAAGCCTCATAAGATCCCAAATAGCAAGTGGATTGCCATTTGTACGTGCCCAAAGACTATCAGCGATACGAACAAGAATCTTATACCAATTATCCTGTTTAGCTTTAACTTCAGCTAACTTATTTTTATATTTCATTTTAATCTCTACAGCATTCAATTCACCGAGAACATAGAATAATCCAGGCATTGAATCATCCATGTTTGAACCCAACATACTATTACAATAATCTTTAATTACAGAATCAGAAATTTGAATACTGCTAACTGAAATTTCTAATAGAGGTTGTTCCCAATCATAATCCTTCCACCAACTATGACCAGTAATTAACAAAGTAGAAGGTTGTTCGTAGCTTCCGGCTTCGATTGTAAATCTACCCTCTTCAAGTGTATGTTTGAGTTCATCAATTCTTCCAGGAAAAATAGATACTAAAGTGCATTTATCCATAGGATTCTTAGTTGAACGAATTAATTTCCTTTTATTTAATGTTGGAGAAATAAACTCTAATGGAGTAGAGCCGGCCATAATAGTCTTACCTACGGGATTGGGATCTGAGAAATCGATCATTTTTTCTCCTTCGGAGAGTTAATTCACTGAACCAGGAACGACAACAGCATTACCATAATGAAGAGCATCTCCAATTTCAGTTTCATTACCGAATAATTCTTTTTCCATCTTTTCAATACCAGCAATATACTCTTCCTTGCTCATCGTATCCTTATATTTAGCAAAATAGTTGCTTGCGGCTCTGTTCATGAGAATATTCTCAATAATATGCCTACAAGCCTCAAACCAAGGTGGAAGATACTTTCCTGTCTTATCTTGGAAAGTCCAAACGACCTCATAAACAACTTTTTCAAGCAAATCAGTTTCACCTAAAACAACTGTTAATCTCTCAAGAACATAACGGTGTCTAATATATTGCTTATATTTAGGAAGTAAACGGACTTCTGGAAACATAAGTTCATTTCCATGATCATCATGAGTAGTTAATCTTTTTTCTAATTGATCATCACTCCATACAACTCTGTAATTAGGTCTACCATCAGAAATATCTCTGCTATAATGCTCAATTAGCTGTTCATTGATTCGTTCTATTGGTTCCCTCAACTCCATATTTACGGCCTCAACGTCCAATATGGAGAATTCAAAGGAACATTGGATTCAATACCTCCACATTCTCTTAGAATCCTAGCATATTCAGGTTCTTCTTTAACTTCTTCTTTTTTAACTTCTTCTTTAGTTTCTTTACGTTTCAATAAATCTAAACTCTTTTCTGCAACTTTGTGATCCATGAGAATCCTTTAAAAGAGGGCTGCTCTTGTCCTTTACATCCTGCTCACTGGATTGTGAGGGCACTAGTCAGAATGTTGCCATGCACAAGAGCAGCCCAACTCAAACTTATTCACCCATTACGTAAACAAGATTGACATTGAATACTCCAGTAAGCAATGCAGCCGTTGCTACGGTCAATGTCATTCTTCCATCAGCAGTCATCTTGATATATGTAGCAGTTGTGAATTTAGGAATTGTAACCAACGTGATTCCAGCAGTCCACGATGCAACAGCAGTAGCAGCTAATATAGCAGCTGCACCACCGCCACCAGCTGAAAGACCTAATGCAATAGTAGCTGATCCACCTGATGTTAATGCAGTAGTTACATCAATCGTTCCGCCAAGAATAATTGCTTTAGCTGGAATAATAGGACTATTACCAGGCGTGATTAATCCAATAGCTCCACCATCCAAACTGAAATCATATTGAAACTTAGCTGTTCCAACAGGACCGGAGAAACGATTTGTAGCTAAACTTTTAATAGTAGCCCAAACATTTCCTCGTCCTAACTGTTCCGATGATGCCATTTTTATTCTCCCTCGCTATGCGAGATCTTTTTTCAAGACAGAGAATTGTTATTATACTAGAGCAATCTCTTTACTTTTTTCTTTTTCTATTTCTGAAATACTTGGAATATTTTGTGAAATTAAGACATTACCATTTTGATGTTTATAATTAGTCATCCATTTACCATTATGCTTCTCAGGCCAAATAGTTACAGACATCATATGTCCTACAGCCGCATCGAGATCACAATAAACATCAAATCCGGCATTACGTGCGCGATTAAAAAATCCAACGTCATCGCACCAACCATCTTTTTCAATTTCTCCAAGTCGTACGTAAGGCTTTTCTAAAGCCTCAAAAACCTTCATTGAGATTAAAACACAACCAAGACCACAATTAACACCTTTAATTAAACCACTCTGTTCGTCTAAGAATGTAAATTTACAAGAACCAGATTCAAATGCTTCATCAAATAAAGCAGGTCGATGAGGAAATGATCTTAACAGATATAAACCAGATACAATATCTTTATCATGAACTAACAACTTCATTAAAGTATCTGCTGGCATAACCATATCATCATCTACAAAGAAAATATGTGTGCATTCATTCTTAACTGCTTCTTCTACAATTAGATTTCTAGATTTAGCAGGTGACTGTCCATGAACAGTAACAGTTAAAGAATTATTAGGTCTCAACATAGACAGAAAATGTGGGAGGAAATCGGCTTTACGAATATGTTCTCCAGTAGATAAGCCGATTAGAACTTTTTTGTCCACCAGATTGTGTCCTTTACATGAATGTCTGAGAAGAATTCATTAACAGATCTGTAAACTCCATCAAAACTTGTGTAATCATGTCCGGCAATTATTCCATCAGATTTAATATACATTAAAGCTTTCGAGATGTCGTGCCGAACGGCGTCGTATGTATGATTGCCATCGATGAATATAAAATCTGCTTTTGCTGGCGGAGTAAAATCTTCCCATTTAGAAACAATAGGAATCACTTTTTTAGATTTAATATGATCATTAAGATTAATACAGAATTGTTCAAATGCAGATTCATCAATTACAATAATTTCATTATGTGCAGGAATTACGAAATCCCAAGGATCAATGCAATAAATTTTACAGTTTTCAGGAGCATTATCAGCTATAGCTTTTGCACTTCTTCCGCAAAAAGATCCTATTTCATAAATAATGCTATTATCTTTTAAATCACTAGCTGTTTCTGCAAGAAAAGACAACTCCTCCCAGGACATCCATCCGGCAATCCATTTGGAACGAAGAAGGAGTTGTCTTGTTGTCATTGGTTAGTTTGTTCCAGTAACAATCACGTAATGGGCACCAGTTGTAAATCCAGCATCAGCAAGAGGATTGTAAACAAGCAGATATGCTTTGTTAGCTACTGTAGTTACTCCACCAAGAACATTGCCACCAGTTGTGAAACCAGTAGTTGTTCCAGGAACAATACAGAGCATATGCTGACCTGTTACAGGTGGATTAATAGTTGCTACAGATGTATTACCAGTAAGAACAGTGATAAAAGAAATAGGAGTAATAGTAGCGGCTGCTGTTACAGTTACAGGTGCAGGTTGTGAATTATTTTGTACTGTAGAGAAATTCTGAAAAACATTATCAGCCATTTTTTTCTCCTTTTTTCCTAATAACCCGAAGGAATAGCGAGTGAATCAATGTAAGCCGTAGCTGCGGGATTAAGCACGAAGGTCTGAAATCCAATTACCATATAGAAAATATCCGCTGCGGCTACTCCGCCGCTCGCTCCACGGAGTTCAAAGATTTTCCTACCATCAGATGTATAGAATCCAACAGGAAGAATCTCTGCACGACCCCAGACCGAGCTAACAATAAAGTCAATACGCTTCTTAGACCAATTAAAATGTGTCTTAATAGGAGCACCGGCTAGCTGCATGTTATCACCAAAATAGAGATTAAGATTTTCATCCTTAGCTTGTTTATGAATAACAGAAATTAACTGTCCAATTTCCTCATAAGCCTGTGCCTGACACGGATGTGTCCAAGCAGTAGGATCAAAGTTATTATCAATACCAACACGATTACCGATCTTATTAATAGCTAATCTAGGAAGTGGCAATGTTAAAGCAGCATTTCCACCATTAACTCGGTTAGACCGAATTTCTGGAGTGCTCGCTCTATCATAACCCAACCATGAACCAGTAGATGCATTACTATGATGATATTGAACACCATACAAAGCAGGTAATGCAGTAGGATTAGTTAATCCATCAACAATCAGTACATCTGTAGCAACGGCACCGGCAATAGCAGGAGTTACCTGAATCTGCTTATTCTCTACGTCCCAGAATGTAATAACACCCTTACCACGAAATGTAGCCATAGTAGTATCATAAACCTGAACTACCTGATCATATCGAACTAAACGTGCTCCATATTCAGAATCTAGCGTATATGTATCTACACCACCGCTAGTGGCTACAACAGTAATAGTTCCTACTTGACCAGTTCCGGTACCTTGTAATTGAGAATCTAACTGTCTTTTAATTTCAACAGTGCAACCAGCAGTTAAACGACGAACTGCGTTGATAACAGACTTTCGCCTGTCATCTGTTGACCATTGAGTTAATTTAGTATATTCAATATTCTCACTTAAGAATACAGGACGAACAACGGCTTTATCCCAAGTGGGACCGCCGCCGCGACCCATATCTCCGCCATCAGGATTAAAATACTGAAAGCGGCCACCGGGACGTAATTCCATAGGAGCACGCATCTCACGATATGATACAACTTCTACATCACGCTTTTTAATATTACCGTAAAATGTGTCGTCAGACTCGAATACAGTTGTTACCTTCGGTAGAACTCTTTCAAGTTCTGTACCGGCGACAACTGATTCAACAACGGCTCCGGGCATATGTTAACTCTCCTTAATCTCGCATGAAGAAATCTGTTACAGATTCACCTTTTTGCATCCCATTTTTACTTTTTGGTTGGGACGGTTTTCCAGCAGAAATTGTTTTCCGCGCTACGCGCGGAGTTGATTCTTCTTCAAAATCTTCTGTATCTTTGTCCTTATTTGCAGGACGAGAATCCTTTAAAGCTTCAGATCTAGCTTTTAAAATAGCATTTTTAAGATTTCCTTTAGCTTTAGACAGATAGAACGATTTGATTCGCCCTAATGAATCCTTCGAGAATTTATTGTCCGTTGCGGCTCGCCAAAGTTTATCTAAACTCTTAATCACAGTAGGATCTTTAGATATTGAACTAGTAAGAATCTTCATTGCGTCTGCTACAGCATTCTTCTTAACATAACTACTCATATTACCTTTTGGATCAATATAATCTGTAATTGTAGCTCTTAGAGTATTATCAACTTGTGATTGCAAATCATCACGAGAACTTTCATATCGTTCTCGTAAGAAAGAAATTCTTTCACTTTCTGCCTCATTCTTTTCAGTGCTATTTTCTTTTGATCTATCCACTCTATTCGATGGTGGAGTGAATTTAGCACTTCCAAAAATGAATTGGTTAACAAGCAGAGCGGCTTGCTTTAAATCATCATTATTTGTATCATTAGCTTCTTGAACCATTTCCATGATTAACCTCTTGTTTAAATTTCCAACAACATGAAAATATGCTTCTTTATCAACCTTTGCTAATGTTGGAAGATAATCGTCAACAATAATATTAAATGCTTTATCATCTGCATCTTTTACACTCCTAAGGACTTCCTCAGTGTTGCCAGATAGAAGTTGAGATTCAAAACTGTTGAAGGTTTCAGATTTTTCAGCAACTTCTTTAGCATCATCAAATGAACCAAATAATTCATTATACTGTCTATCCCTTGACATCATCTTTGCTAAAAATGGAAAATCTTTAAATAATTCTGGATATTTCTTTGATATCTCCTTCATCCTAGGAGGAGCTTGAATATCAATATCATCATCTGGCTTCGCCAGGTCTAGCTTCTCTATTTCTTCATCGGGTTCAATAAGTTCTAAATCATCGCCTTCATCGCCTTCTTCAGCATGAATTTCATCTTCGTCATCTACTTCTTTAGTTTTAATTATTTTCTTTTCAGATTTAGACTCTTCTTCATTATCAAGTTCACTAAATAAATCGTTAATATCATCAGCCGTTTTGGGGCTAGGAATCTTACTAGCACCTTCAGGAGCTAATACATCAGGAGGATAGAACAACTCAGCTAATAGGTGCCTGTGCATTTCTTGCTCCAGTTATTTTTTCAGATTGTTTCGGTTTCATTGCTGGAGGTGTTCCAGGTGAAACATCTGAAGTTTTTGGCTTTCCCTTGACACCAGCTAATTGTAATTGATCATCATGTAATTGTTGAGCTTGCATCTGTTGATTAACAATGGTCATATGAGCTTTCATATGTAATAGAACATTTCGGTATCCATCAGGATTTTCTTTTTTAGCTAACCTACCGGCTGGACTAATTAACCAACTCTTACAAACTTTAGCTTCTATTGCATGATCATCTACATCTTGATCAATTTCAACAGAAGGCTGTTCCTGTGGTTGTTCAGGAGGTGGAATACCATTCTGTTGATGTTGTGGATCTTGTTGATGCAGCTGTTGAGCTTGTTGGAATAATTGCATAGACTCTGGAGAAGGAGGAATAGGAACAGAATTAATTAATTCATCAATTTCTTCATGTTGCTTTTCTTTATCTTCTTGACCAGGTAAGTGGAATTGTGGAATCTTAATAATCTTACTAATATATGGAAGATTCTCAGGGTCCATCAACGCACTCGTTACCTCGGCGTTATTTAATTGCATAAGCTGCATAATAATATCAGCTTGCTGTTCATCACTTACTGGAAGTTTTTCATCAGGTTCTAATTCAATAAAACCTATCTTTCCATCAATCTCAGCACGTCGAATGAATATGTTGATAAATTTACCAGCATCATTCCTCTCAACAATTCTTTCATCATCAATCATATTCTTCATATACATTGGAATTACTTTACCAAATATCTTCTTCCACCAAATAGTCATCATACGCCAAGGAGTTTGTAATCTTTGCAATGCCATTCCTTTAGACATTGCATATTCACTAGCTGTTCGAGAGCTACCGGCTCCTTGACTTCCACCAAAAATAGATGGGAGAGCACCTGAAACAAATTGTCCTAATTCTTGTACAATTTTATAGAAATTAAATACTTCAGGAGATAATGAAGCTGTTTGTGATGTATAAAAACTCTCACCTATATTGCGGCTTCCACTTGTAGGTTTCGTAGCCGTTAACGTACCAGGTTGTGCTTCTATCTGACGTTGAGCATTGAAATTTACAACAGCAGGATCAGCCCAAGTTTGAGCTATTCCATGCTCAATAGTTTGGAGTGTAAGAGAGATAAGATCGTTAATAATATCTTGAACATTTGTTAATAATTCTCCAAGAGGATCATGATTTAAGAAATCAGACATTGGATTAATAGCTATAGTCCAATGATCATCTAAAGATTCATTTTTATATTCTGCAGGAATATCATTAATCATTACAAATCTAGCACCATCTGGAAACTTCTTCTTAAGTCTCTTACAATCTTCTTCTGGAAGAATATTGAAAGCGGCTGGTCTGAACCAACGATTTTTAACTGTTACATTTTCATCTGGAACTTCTCCACGGTATTGTGTATTCATTCTTCCATATTGTTCATATGGATCAGTAGTTCCTATATTACTCCAACCTCCATGTGGAAACTTATCATATAGATCTTGATAACATTCTAAAGCATTTGCATAATGAGTTTCATAATCAAAATTGAGATATGGAGTATCTTTCTGTTTCTTTGCATAATTAGCTATCTTAACATATAATCCTCCATAAACTTCTAAACAAACACGCGACTTAGGTTCACTCGTAGTACCAACAAGTCGAGGAATCTTTAATTTAACTTTTTGTTGTTGAGGATCTAATTTAGCTTCACACTCAACACAAAGTGGAGGATTATCTTCCTCTTCTTTTATATCCTCATCAGAAGGATCAAACATATTATCAGGAACTCTAGCTCCACATTGTGGACATACATAAGCATCAATTTCTTCATCTTTATATTTAGGCTTCTCAACTGTTCCATATTCTTTATCTTCTTTAATATAATTGTAACAACAAATTGGACTTTCTGTGCAATAAATATAAAGTGCATGAAGCCATAAAAAAATCACATCATTATGTTTATAAACTAATTCAGCAATTTTATCACCAGCTTTAGCAGTACTTACATCAAGAGGATTTTCTGCATCATCAGGAACGCAGTTAATTCCTGGAATCTGAATGCTGAGAGCGGCTATGATAGTCTCAAGAAAAGCCTTAAACACATTTATAGGCTTATCATAATATTCTTGATCAGAATCTGAAGAACTAGCATTTTGATTATAAACTCTGTAATCTTGAGCTTTCTCACTCCAATATACTTGAGAGAAATTATTCCAATAAAGTTTCAATAAACGATAACGTCTAATCTGCCTCTCACGTACAGCTCTATCTTCTTGATCGAAATGGTCAGCTACAGTCTTTAATAAACTACAAATTTCATCATCAAGTTTTTCAGACATTATTTTCTCTTCTTTTTCATAAAGAGACTTCTATTTTTAGGACTAGTTTTATGTACCATTTCTTCAGCCACCTCAGGTGATGGACCCACTCCGTGATGTTTATTAGACTTTCCTCCGTGAGCAATCATTGCCATGAATCTATATTGTTTACCGCTAACAGCTGACATTAGAATTTCTTTGAAAGAGTTAATTTCTTAGGCTTAAAGCTCTTAGACATTTTCGACATCATACTATCAAATCCTTCTACACTAGGACTAATAGAACTAGCTTTCATATTCCCTGTGAATTTCTTCTTCTTAAGTGCAATATCTGTTTTACTCTGTCTATTAGCAAAGAAACTTTTCAGTGGCTTAGAATTATTATTCTCTCCACTTCCACTACTGAATTTTATTGGATTCTTAAGTTTCAGACTCTTCATCATTTACTAACTCATTACCACAGCATGAGATCCAGCAACTCCAGCAACAATAGTATATGTCAATGTAGTAGCTGGAGTTAATGGGAAATAGAAAGATCCAGTTGCATCTACAACATTCACAGTTCCATCATTGTAATCAAAATTAATAAATTTAACCTGATTGAATTGTTTAGCTACGTTATTATTGTTAATATCACGTGCCGTTACTCTAGCAGTTGCATTGATCTTAGGAATGTTTGCCATTGCTATTCAATCTCCTACGTAACTGTAATTACAGTCGCACCAGCAGTGATAACTTGTGTAACAGTTGTAGATGCAGAATAATCAAAATAGGTTGTACTACCAGCTCCGGCTCGTGTAACTGAAATAGTATTCTTTACAAAATCATATTCAACATCAACTACATCTGTAAATGTTAAAGCTGTAACAGCTTGCCCTGGACCTGTCGAACCAGTGTAAACAAACTTTGCCGGAGATGCATTAGCCATTCTCTAAGCCTCTTTCTCTTCAACATCAAGTTCTTTTTCTAGTTTAGTAATCCTATCATCTGGTAATCCAATATGTTTCTTCTCTTGTAATATCATAGCCTCTGCTCTATCTCTAGCTTCCATAGCTGCTTTACGTCTAGAGAAAAGTCCCGATGCCGCAGCCAATGAATTCAATTCAATAGGTGGAGCTTCATATGTCTTAGGCTTAACAATACTAAAAAGAGTTTCTGTAAGTTGTTTCTTCTCGTCATTAACGAATGCTAACTGTTGCTTTAGAGTCTCACATGATTGACAGACTTCATAATCTTTGATTCCTAACAAGCGAAGAAGAAGTCTGATCATCGTTGTTCTTCCCACATTGCATCTCTGCGTATTCTTGTAGCCTCTAAATCCTTTCTAA